TCATACATTCTTCGTTTATCCACTAATTGATAAGCGCACCAGATAGTAAGATGTCTTTCTGATGGTCTAACCAATAAACTGGTAATGTCATCTGTTATTTCTACATCACGAATTTGTAAAACTACGTTGTAATACCAATTTATAAACCTGTTGATTTCCTCATCTGAGAAAAAATAACGGCGAAAAGCTGTGAAATCTGAACTTAATGGTCTGTCTGTAACTTTGAGCAAGTCGGAAACCGGCTCATCCCCTTTGAAATACGGAGTAAATGAAAGCACGATTTCATCTTCTATCAGTTTTTGGAGCAACTTATCAAATGTATTATAGACACTAAGGTCTATATCCGCAAGTGTAGTAGTTTCATCCTCCACCGTTTTCGTTATGCTTAATTTTTTAGCCGTCTTTGAATCAATAGTAATACTGCAATCTGGAATACTTTTAATAGCAAACGCTGGGATAACGAAGCGGTCAAAGGTCAGTTCTCTGACCGCTGTTATCAATTCGTTCAAAGTTACGGGATTGTCCATTGTTAAATTCTGTACGCTTTTCTGGAAGTCGTTAAAATGGCTGCAACATCAGCAGGTACAGAAACTTCCTTGTCTTTCGGAAAGTCATACTTTACCTGTGCGATTATTGCTTGTACGGGTTCCGATGTCCTTATTCGGACTAACCTTTGTTGGGTATTAACCACAGGTTTCTGTACCGGAGCTTGTTTTTTCGGAGCTTCCTGAACAACAACTTCTTCAGGTTCTTCAAGTTCCGGTACATCCTGTTCAATAGCCTGTACTTCCTGCGAATCTACAATTACGGGTTTCGGAGCTGCCTTCTTTTGGGCAGGTACTTTCTTTTCTTCAATTTTCTTGGTCATACGTCAAAATTTTTAAACGGTTAATGCTTTAACAATGTTTTTGCCTTCAAGGATACCTGTTCCCCAGATACCATACCAGCCGAGGGTGTGTTTACGACCCATTTCTACAACACCGTCATCACGGAGTTCCACGTCAAGGGCAATTCCCCAAGCGTAAGCATTTTCTCCGAAAAATACGGCTTCATATCCGGTTGTTATACTACCACCTGAACCATATTTGGCAGCAATAGCAGCAGCATTCAGAACGGGCATTTGGGTACTCTCAATGAAGATACATCCTTCATACATACCAACTTCCCCAATATAAAGCTGCCTGCGACCCATATAAGCATTGGCATTTTGCCAGTTTGAATCGTCACGCAAACTCCTTAACTGGTGTGGGTGTGCTATACATACATAATAATCTCCCTCAATTCTCGGAGCATTATTTGTAGCCAATGTTTCAATAGCATCCTTTACGGTTTTTGTATTAAATACGCTGGAATCTCCTAAAGCGGCAAGGTTTGCTGCACTATTTCCATAAACTACATTAGTTGTGGAAAGAGCTGCATCACGGAATTGTCCATCAAGAACAATAGCCATATTGTTTGCCAAAAGTTTTGAAGCATCCCCCAGTACATCAAGTAAAGAAGTACGCAATAGGTACTCCGTTACCTGTACGGCATTTGCCTGTTCTTTAACGGGTATGATAATTTCTGATGTACTTATTCCTTCTGGGGTCAAAATATCGGATTCATCGAGAGAACCACCTCCAGAAAGATTGTCGTATTTAACAAATACAATAGATTTTCCTTTCACCGCCTGTAAATCCCGTTTTACTTTCGCAAATTGTGCGAAACGAAGTCTGGGTTGTGCTTGAAAAAGAACTTCCTTAGAATAAAAATCACGGACAGCTTGTGGTATGGAAACATACCCACCGCCATTTACACCCTGGCTGGTGGTTTCTCCAAAAAACAGTCCTGAAAGAGTGAGCAAAACGCCCAATAACAGAAAAATAATAGTAGTTAGCATTGTCTTTTTAATTTGTTGATTAACATTTTTCCCTATCCGCCATACATTGATTCAAGACTTTGTTTCAATGCTTCACGTTGTTTTGCAAACTCTTGTGGAGTAAGTTTTTTCAAGTCAGGCTGTATGGTAGAATCGGGAGATTGAACCTTTGGAACCTCAGGCATCTTGGCAGAAGTCTTATCAACAGACGTAGGAGTTTCTGTTATTTGCTGAGCCTGCTTCCTAAGAAGCGGGTCCATAGTTTTCTCTGCCGTAGTAGGTTGTGGATAGGCACTACGTAATTTAATGGATTTCTGTAATGCTGCATCCAATTCCTCTTTTGAGTTCCCCACTACGAGGTCCGGAATACATACTGCAATGTTCTTATTGATTAATTCCTGCCGGTAAGCTTCCAATTCTGCTCTCTTGTTTTCCTCCGTAGCCTTAAGCATTGGAGTGACAACCTCAGTCATAGTAGACTTAAGCTGTTCTTTCAAGTATTCCGGAGTAACGAAAGAACTCTGCAACGCTTTCACAAGGGCGTTTATGTCTAAAGGGGTAGAAGGCGTAACGTCAGCCTGTGAAAGTTTGTTGATTTGTTCTTTCAGATTATCCATCTGTGAGTATAATTTGGCTCTTTCCACTTTGGAAATTTCTTGTATGAAACTTTGCAGTTCAGGGGTTTCCTTTACAGAATAAGTAACTCCGTTCAGCTCTATGCTTTCCGGTATAGCAACATTTCTTTTTTCAGTTTGTTCACTCATGATTTCTACGATTTCTTAGTTACTGTTTGTTGGCTTATTTAATGATGTTCTCTCTTAGAACATCGGCGCCGTTACCACGCAGGGTAGCCTGCATCATGTCTTCCCTCTTAACCAAAGCGGCTTCGGGAGTTCCTGGATTTACGAAAGTCTGGGAAGTCTTGATTGCCTTGTCTTGGCATACATCATGTAATGCTTCCGGAGTTCCGTTTTTCATTTCTTGTCTCATTTCTCCAAAAATTTAGTTTAACAATTTATTTATTTTCGGGGAATTTCACCCCTCTGGTTTATTCATCGGGGGTAACAAAGTACCCCCTGCGGATTAGAGCGGAAAAATGTTGAAAATGCTTGGGGCGATATTCGTAAGCCAAGCAATCAACGAAGATACAATAGCGAGGATTTGTAAAAATTTTTCGAGTGTCATCTCTGTATATCTTAAAGGGTTTTATTTGATAAACTCCTAAGGAATTCCACAAAGGAGCCTTTTCCATAACGCAGTACCACCGGATATACTATGAATCCGATTAGCGCAGAAATAATGATTGTAAAAAAATAGCTCATAAAAATATTTTTAATCTTCTTCTGGTTCTTCAGAAGATGTTTCTTCAATTTCTTCTTCCTCTGGTTCTTCAGGTTCCTCAGATTCCTCCGGAGTACCCGGCTTTTGCATAGGATTCTGTGAACCTCCTCCCATCTGTGATTCTACTGCGAGTTGGTTTATGCGTAACTGTAACATAGTCTGCTCAATGAACTCTTGGTCAATTTCCTCCATAAGTTCCGGAACATTTTGTTTACCCATTCTCTCCATGATTTCCCTTCTGGAAGAAATTTTAAGTCTAAGTTCCGTATCCGCTTTGTTAAGGTCATCCTGCTTATCCTTAGGAAATCCGTATGCAAATACTGGCTCTACATTCATTGAAGATACGAAATCTGGCTCCATTTCCAAAATTTTTACCAGTCTTTCATCCTCAGGATTCTCCACTTGTAGGATTCTAAGAATCATATTGTTTAGTTTCGCAATAGCTTCACCATAAGTAACAGCCTTTAAATTAGCCTGTTGCATCAACGGATGATAGGTTATTTGTAAAGCTGCTGCGGAAGTATTACTGATTGCCTGAATTTTCCCAAGAGCATTCTCCGGTACATCCGACAACTCGTGCATAGCCGTTTTTAAATCTTTCGCATAATTTACTGTTGCCGACAAATCCACATCCAGTCCTAAATTAAATACGTTTGCCTCAGGTGGGAGTCCTGACCAAATCTGACCTAACCCTTTCTTAAGGGATTTCGCACTTGCCCCTGTAATTACTGTGGTAGGCGTAACGTGGTAATCTATAACGGCTTTTAACTGTTGCATCAAATCATTATAGATTTTATTTATCTTCAGTATATCATTTGCGTCAGATTTACCAAAATAACTTTCCGAATTTGGCTTGTTCTTGATATGGACTACCGGTATGAATCCGTAATTGTTTTTGCTCTTCTTTTCCTCGTAATGAGTGGTATTTTTTGCTATGGCTACATCTTTTTGGAACCAAGTACGGACTGTTTTGTCCGTATATTCCATTACAAACAATTTATACCCGTTCTGATTGTTGTCATACAACAAAGGTTGCCTTATCAATAAGGATGTAACCTTGTTGTAGTCGCCATTTTCAAATGTGGGAAACACTTGTCTGCTATCAAAAACAGAAATCTTGCAGTACTTCTCGTCTTCCGCATCCTTCCACCCTACACCTACCCAGCAATCCCCGGTAATACTCCCCATTTGCAACATTTCATAGGCGACCTGTACTTTATTGGACTTTCCCCAATGATACATCATCAGTTCTTCCACCAATTTTTCCAACTCCTTATTTACCTGTGAGGAATAAAAACTTTTCACATAAAATGAAAAAGCCTCATTCCCC